CAAACTTCTTCCGGAAGCTGAACGCACATGACCTGCTGATTATCGATGACTTTGGGATGGTCAAGCTGGACGGCCAGATACAGCATGACTTTGAACAGATCATAGATGACCGGTACAACCGGAAGGCACTCATCCTGGCCAGCCAGCTTCCCGTTGCAGACTGGTATGATGTGTTCCAAAGCGAGCTCATTGCGGAAGCCTGTCTGGACAGAATCGTGCATAAGGCAATAAAATTTGACCTTAAAGGAGAGAGCCTAAGAAAGAAGTATTAACTTTGCCAACAACACTGAATACTAACTGGGGACTGAACGGATATCACCGGAAATGCTGAACGGGTATCCGCCGGAATATGCAGCCTGAAAGCATGCTGTGAAGAAAACGGTATCCAGCTTGTCAACCATCACGACGCACTGGCTGATGCGGAAGCCTGTGCAAAGCTTTACCTTTGCTACCAGGGACACCTGGCGAAAGACCTTGCACATTATGACCTGAAGGAAGTAATGGCAAATAAGGAAGCACGCAAGTACGACCATGACACCTTGATGCCTTTATCCGAAGAAGACGTAGAAAACAAGGATACGATTTTCTTCCAGAAAAAAGTAGTGATTACAGGCATCTTTTGCGCCTACCCTGACCGTGATGAACTCGGTTCTATCCTAAAATCATTCGGTGCAGACATAAATACGACAATATCAGGCAAGACAAACATTGTCATTGTCGGAGAAGGTGCCGGCCCGTCTAAACTCAAAAAGATTGAAGAACTCAATGCCAAAGGAAAGAACATCCGGCTCATTTACGAGAAAGAATTATGTGAAATAATGAACGAAATAACTAAACACTAAGAATATGGCAATCAAAAAAGAAAATGTAAACTTGACCTACGATGCTTTGTGGTTCAAGACCTTTATGGACAGTGGAGAATTGACATTCTACAATCGTGAAATCTTTATCTCGCCAGGAATGGCTGGAAGACTGGACATCTTCATGCAGCTGCTGGGTAATGTGGGCGGATATGCCAGAACCACGAACTTCGACAAAGACCTTGACGTCGTGGTAGTATCAGATTACCTGATGAACAAATTCAAGAGCGGAAAGAAAGACGAATTCTTCCAAATGCTCGAAGACCTGATTAACGCCAGCGCAACTCCCTACCGGAAACTGAAATTCACTACAGAATCTATCGTACTTGAATCATTAAACACCCGGGCAAGCGGCCAGCTTCGTCAGAACAAGAAGGACTTGAAAGATAAGAACACGACTCCGCAGATGATTGAAGCAATCAACCTGGGTATAGAAAGAGATGAACTGATGCTCGGCATGATTAAGAAATATAAAGAATCCACCAAGGAGCCACAACAACAGAATTTATTTTGAGACATAAACAAGTATGATTGGATTTATCCTTATAATATTTTTAGCTGGATTTATATTTATCGCTTATTTGAAAAAATCGAACGACTCTTCAAATAACAAATCCAATGGAACGATAAGTAGCAATACTTCAAATTATGACAATAACAGAACACAATTAAATCATGCATCTAATACGCAAAAAGCTAAAGAAATACCTTCCACTGCAAAAAAAGTAAATTTTGCAGTGAAAGGTACGTCCTATCGCTCTCAAGCCGATATTAATGCAGCAAGAAATGTTCGAGTAGGTGATGAACTTACTTTAATTCATGAAGCATATAATGATTATGACTCATTTGCAATGATGGTATTAACTTCCGATGGGCATCATATTGGTTATGTAGAGAAAAAGTATTCCATGTGCTTCTTTGCATATAAGGACATAATATATAAATGTATCGTATCTAAAGTAACTAATGACGATGTACCATTTATATATGCCAACGCTTTTCTGCCTTTTGATGCACGTGTTCCGGACGATGACTTAAAAGTTCAGAAGATGACATCTAAAGAAGGGCAATACATAGGCAATGGAGTAACTGTCAAGATTACTACCGAGCGTAGTCTTGCCCATGAAACCAACCCCGATTTGGAGCTTGCTGAAAAATTAAAATATAGTGAGCCTGAAAAAGCCGTTGAGATATTTTTGTCATGCGCTGCAAATGAATCTGGACTGTATTCTTTACACCAGGCTTGCTTTTGCTATCGTAAAATGAAAGCCTATGATAAAGAAAAAGAATTGATACAGCAGATTATTGCAGTATGTAAAGACGAAGGCAAAGAAGAATACATTCCTGAATATGAATCACGGCTAAAATCTGTAGAATATTACATCAACAAACAGAATGAAAAAGGAGAACTGGACAAAGCGTATTCTCTCCAAAAGGAAGGCAAATATAAAGAGGCACTTGACCTTTATCTTTTTTACTTCAATAAAGATAAGTTTGTTTTAAACTTAACTGACAGAATCATCCAATGCTATCGGAAGTTAAATGACAAATCAAATGAAACAAGGATGCTTGAATATGCTCTAAAAAATAAACTTTCAGAATCAAACAAACTAAAATATGAAAAAAGATTAGAGAAACTGAAACAAGAGCAATAAAACTTTAGGCTATCTTTAATTTCATTGATACGCTTTGCTATTTATGAATAACAAGAAAAATTAATCACACTCAGTACTCCTTAACCAGTACCGCAGTACTTCCCTGAAAGTACTGGAGTACTCCCTATGTAGTACTGGAGTACTTCTTCGGAAGTACTGAGAAATGATTGAAAGGCTCTATAAAAAGCGGAAACCTCAAAAAAGTTTCTGCTTTTTCTTTTGCTATTTCAAAACAAAAACATACATTTGCGATGTCGTACATTTGAATCAGGCGAGATGGCTCGCCATTTTTATGCTGCGGGCATTTTTTATGCCTTGTGGTTTACTATATCGTATAAGTTCCGTCCCGTGTGGAGTCTTAATGGACCCACTGCCTGATTCAGGTGTACGACAACGGGGAGCGGAACTTTTCTTGTTCTCTTCCCGTACTTTATCAAAATATTGTTTCATTTTAAATGTCGTACAAAAATGAAAAATCAAATTGCCCTGCCTGCAAATCAGGCAAAACAAAGCCGTATATCGTTATGGCTTAACCGTGAAAATGTATTGTTCTCCTCCATCATGGAAGAGAAAGTTTCCAACCGCCAGACTATGCTCATTTCCCAGGCACTGGCTTCTTTCTGTATCCTAACCTGTTCCGTATTCACCCATTGGCTGGCCGCCATTGCCTGCCTCTGCTGGTTTGCCTGTTCCATCTTACTATGCAAGAAAGGAGGCTTATAATGGATGATGATAAAACCAGCTTCAAGGTACAAAAGACAGCCTATTACAACGAGAAAGGTTTGTTCATAGAAGAGTACCAGATATTCATGAATGGGCGTGACTCTATAATGTGTCCCCGCGAAGATTTTGAGACATTGTATAAAATTATGGGAATCGCATTGAGCGACAGAAAGGAGGCAGAACATGGCAACCGATAAAATCAAATTCGACAAATATATCCTTCTCCGTTACTTCCAGGAATATCTTCCGGTAGACAAGGAGAGCGACAGTGTTATCTACAAGACATCCCAACAGATTCAGGATGAGCTGTCAGACATGGCAGAAATCAGCATCAACCAGATTGCCGCTACCCTGGTAGAGTTAAATTACAAACTCACCATCGGTCCCGATGGACGGCCGGCATGGATGATGCAGCGCAGATAGACTGCAAGTTTTTAGATGATTACATTTTTTCTACATTTATATCGAGGTGTGGCGTCGTGAGGACGCTGCACCTTTTGTCTTTTTACCCCTTTCCGGAGCCGGGTATCTTTGAGAAAAACAAAGATTTATGCTCACTATTCCACAAGATATACCCGATTTCGTCCTGTCCTCACAGCTGGACAACTTCACAATCAGCGCAGACAAAAGGGTAACCTTTGTGCTGAAGCAAGCAAATACGGTCATTCTGCAAGAAACCTATACTCAGGACGCCAGCAACCAGATACACATTCTTGATTTGTTTTCACTCATGGAGCCTTACCTTATCGGTTCACCGATGCTTCAGTTCAGCTACGAGGTATCTGCTTCCAGTGAAACCACCATCAGCAAGACCTTCACGGTGCTGTTATGCCGTCCCATCATCCCCTGCAGCGCAGTGGATTTCGTGACGAACTATTTCCTGACGACTTTGGCAGGGCGTGACAAAATCACCTCCTTTGGTCGCACGGAAATGCTGTACCTGACGACCGGAAGTTTGTCTTCAGGCAGCACGACTATTCCCGTGACGGCAGAATGTGTCTTCGTCAACGACCAGAACCAGCTTCTCAAATCCACCCGTTCACTGGGCAATGTGGCCGACTACGGTATCTGCTCCATAGACGTATCCCCTTCCCGATTTACCCAGTCCGGCTACCGGCTGTTGCGGTACACCATCCTGGCCGGTTCCCGGAAGCAGACTTTCCGCGTAGACCAGGACGAACCGGAATCCGTCGGCCTGAAGTTCCGGAACTCGTTCGGATGCGTCGAAACATTCTACTTTGTGGGCGGAGATACGGTAGAGCCGGAACTGACCCGGAGTGCAGCTTACTTCGCCGGGCAATACAAGAACTACTACGTAGACGAGCAGCGCAAGCACACACTCAATACAGGTTACATCCCCGAAGGCATGTTCAACCTGGCCGACGATGTGGCAAGGGCTACCGAAGTCTGGCTGATGGATGAATCAGGCGACATCCCGATAACCATCACCGAAAGCAATACCAGCCGGAGCGATGAAGACGATGGACTGTTTGCTTTTACAGTTTCCTACATCTTCGCATCCCGGTACCAGCAGCGGCTCCGTCTGCTTCCGGACATTTTCGACGACTCATTCGATGACACATACAATTAAAGCCTATGAACGTAATACATATCAAAGACGCATTAAGGCTGCTCGAGTCCGGGCAGCCCTGCAACCTGAAGCTCTGGAAACTCAGCACAGGTGACATTCTGGAATACAAAGGCGCGGTGTGCGTCGGCTCGCACTGGCGACAAGGACTCCATCGGGTTCGCCTTCCGGCATCCGGCGTAATCCGTTCCTTCCGCGACATATCCCTTTTCGAAATTAACAACATGACAATTTACCTTTAATATGGACAAGACAATCCTGCAATACGACGGCGACTTCATGCCTGGTGATATATTTGACATCGAGGTTTCCAACGTGGCCACCGAAATGGCTTCCGTAGAAGACAGTAGCCTGGTATTCGATGAAGATGCAAATGTGAAGACTACGTCTGTTCCCGGTCGGAAAGGCATGGCGTATGTCAATTTCGGTGAAGACAACCAGCTTCCGTTTAATATCATCAAGATGATAGGCATCGACGAAGTGATGAGCCAGAATAAGCTGTTCAACGTCATCACCTGTTACGGTGCCGGACTGAAGTACATGGACGTAGACACCAGACAGCCGACAACCCATCCCGAAATCAAGCGTTGGCTGATTCATAACAGCCTGCCGCTGTTCCAGCTCGAGCAAGCTACAGACATGAAGTATTTCTTTTTTTGCGTGTCGGTCATCATTCTTTCCAAGGACGGCAAAAGAATCAACCGGCTTATTCACAAAGAGGCCTGCTACTGCCGTTTCCAACAGGCCAAAAGGGGCAAAATCAATCACGTGATTTATGCCAATTTCCGCGAAAACGCCTCGCTCCATCCGGAAGACTACGAAGTCATCCATCTGCTGGATCCGCGCGATCCGCTGGGCGACCTGATGGTGCTCATGGGGCGTGAACCTGGACGCGATGGCGAAACAAGAGTCCGCACTGATGACCGTAAATTCGCTATCCTTGTGCGCTTCCCCACACCCGGCTTCCAGTATTACCCCATCCCCTATTACACCAGCATCTTCCGGGGCGACTGGTACGACATAAAGCGATTGATCGGGAAAGGTAAGAAAGCGAAGCTGCGAAACCATGCCAGCGTAAAGTACCAGGTCGAAGTACACAAAGACTACTGGAGTAACATCTGTGCGGAAGAACACATTACCGAACCGCTGAAGAAGATGGAGCGTATCAAAAAGGAGAAGGAAAACATCAAGAACTTTGTTTCCGGAATAGAAAACAGCGGCAAGGTTTGGATTACCGGATACTACATCGACCCGAATGGCCGTGAGGTCCGGATGGTACGCATCAATGTGGTGGAGACCGGCAAGGAAGGCGGCGACTGGAGCGAAGACATCCAGGAAGCCAGTAATATCACCTGCTACGGCGACAACATCCATCCCAACCTGGTAGGTGCCACACCAGGCAAGGGACAGAGTAACAACTCCGGTTCAGACAAGCGCGAGCTGTTCACGCTCAAGCAGGCACTGGAGATTCCTTTCCACGACCTGATGAACATCCCGCATAACATCGTCATCGAGTACAACGGCTGGAGTGAGAAGGTGTATCCGGATGTGCCCATGGTATTGCTCACCACCCTTGACCAGAACACCGATGCCAAACAGAAGACAGCTTCAGACCTTGAAAACAAATCCTAAAACGAATCAATATGGCTATCACATTTTCACAAGAGATTTTCGAGAAGATTTGTTCCTCTGCCACCAATTCCACGGCAGAGGTGTATGATATGATTGCTCCTCACCTGGACGACACGCTTCAAAGCATCAACTGTGTGCTGCTGGGTGACATGGCAGACAAATTAGATACTGTTCCCGGACTCGAACAGGCGGTTACAAAGCTGGTTTGTCTGCGTACCTATCAGGAGCAGATACCACAACTCGACCTGGTACTGACTCCCACCGGCTTCGGTGTGGTATCCAACCAGAATCTGGCCCCGGCTTCAGCCGACAGAGTGAAAAATCTGCTGCAGCAAGTCACCAATGCAGCCGAAGATACCTACGACCGGTGCCTGGAGCTGCTGGTCGGTACCAGCTGGGCAGATACGGCACAGGCCCGTATCAACATCCCGAACCTGATGTATACAGCCAAACAACTGAAGATGTACGTCGATTTTCCTTCAGCAGACGTACACCGTTCCAAGTTGCTCGAGTTCCGGACAAAGATGTACCAGGCAGAAGAAAAGATACGGCAGCACGTGTCGGCCGAGTTCTTCGACCACATCCTCGAACAGGCCCGGCACAATGCATTCACCAAAGAAGAGTCTGCCATGGCCGACTACATGTGCAAGTTCATCGGCTTCTGCATCGTAAAGAACTGGTCGGCAGCAAAGAGCATGCTGGAACGCATCGAGAACTACGCAGAATCTAAAGTAGAGGTATTCACCAGCTACAAGGACTCCGAGGCCTACAAAGTCAAACATTTCCAGACTTATCAGAATGAAAAAGATGATTCCACATACTTTTGGGGGTAGAATCCTCGACTTCCGGTTCCCCACTTCCTGGCAGCAGCTCAATCAGGAACAGCTTCGGTATGTGTTCCTGGTCATCACCCTGTTTTCTCCGGTCAAGGCTAAGACTTACGTCTTCATGCGCTTCACCGGAATCCATGTCCGGAAGCGAGTGAAAGGAGGATGGCTCTGCACGTTCCGCCTGAACTGGCACAAGAAACTGAGGTTCATCCTTCAGGACTGGCAGGTGCGCAGTTTCCTCCGGCAGATTGATTTCATCTCCGAGCCCAACGCTTATCCCGTCCGACTAAACAGGATAGGCGGTCGGTATGCCATCGATACGATGCTGCACGGCCTGAGTTTCGAAGATTACCTTTGTTGTGAGAACCACTACCAGGGCTACCTGTATTCGCAGGACGTTTCCCAACTCAAAGCCCTATATGGTTTCCTTTACAAAAAGAAGCCGGGTGTCAGAGGTTCACTGAAAGCCGCCTTTTCCCGCATCAAGGAATACGAACTGGTTTCCGTATTCCTCTGGTGGGGCAGCATCAAACTGTACTTCGCCTCCCTTTTTCCCCATTTCTTCCAGCCGTTCCACCAGAGGACCGACGCTGATCAGCCGGAACTGCCCGACCTGCTGGGCGCGATGAACGCCCAGATCCGGGCACTGACCGGCGGCGACGTGACGAAAGAAAAGGAAGTACTGCAGATGGACTGCTGGCGGGCCCTGACCGAGCTGGACGCCAAAGCACACGATATTCAAATTCTAAAATCAAAACAAAATGGACACAAATAAATTCTTTGACGGCCACACCTATTTTAAAGAACTGACCGAAAAGAATAAGCTGGCCAAAGCCAACTCATTCTTTCCATGTTCCTGCAGCGGTATCAATTCGCTCCAGGATGTACTCGACAATTTCCGGAAACAATCTGCTTTCGTCTGCGTCGATGACACCAACGACGCAGCCACAGAGCAAATCGGAGGCGGCTGGTTCAAGAAGCGCACCTTCACAGTATTCCTCCTGATACGTTACCGCTACGACGACATGACCAAACGTGCGGCAAAGCTGGACATCTGCCGGCAACTCTTTCGACAGTTCCATTCCCGCATGATCCGTGACAAATACATCTACGAAGACCTGGACTTATCCTTCCTGAATGTATCCCGCATCTACACCCGTGAGCTGGGTGAATACTTTATTTCCGGATGTACCGGCTTATACTTTATGGTCGAGCTGACCGAACCCACTGATTTATGTTATAAGGAGGACGAGTGGAATGGCTAATACAGACACAAACAGGCCGGCGGCTACCGATGAAGACCGCAGAAAATATCAGGAAGCCTGGGCAGAAATGATGGTGAATATCTGGCGTGAAAAGATTGAGAGGCTGCACGTCATTAATACCTACTCACTTCACCAGCAGATACGTGATAACGTCATATCTGCCACCGACTCGGTATCCACCATCCAGCACAAGTTTCTGGAATACGGCATATATCAGGACATGGGTGTCGGCAACGGATATACCAAAGGTAACGGCGGTGACTTAGAGATATTAAACCCGGTTTATCGTGAGGAACACGGGTTAAATGTACCTCGCAAAGTTGGCCCTAAGCCCGGTGGATACTATACATCCGGCAATCCGCGTAAACCTCGAGAATGGTTTTCCCGCCCCTACTTTGCATCCATCATGGTACTGAAGGAACAGATGGCCTACATGTACGGCGAAGAGTTCTGCGGTTTGCTTGTCGATAAAATTGAGGAAGCAAACCACAAACGCAGCACTACTCTCAAATCACGTTTATACGGAACGCACAAACGTAAATAAAACAATGTCTTTTTGAAATCTAACTCGGTAAGTTTACTTCGTAAAAAACTCAGAATTATGGCAACAAAAACATTCGAAGAATTAAAGCAACTGGCCATCCAGATCCGCGACGAAAAAACAAACAAACAGAACACAGCCACCCGTGTAGGCACGGCAATGTTGGAACACATAAACAAGCTCGAGCAGGATTACTATGACAAGACAACAATCAACAACCGAACAAGTGAGTATAACGTATCAATAAATCATCCGACTTCCGGTATATCCAGTTCAAACAAATACGACCTCTCAAGTGCGATTGCGCAAGTTCCGGCAGAACTTAGGACAGCTGGACTGAAGGTTTCCTTCCTGAACTCAGACGGGAAACCGGAGTCCTGGAAGTATCAGGGAGGTTCCTGGGCTGTTGCCAACTTCATTCAGGAATCTTCCGGAGGGAATAAGATACTAACGTGGAAGACTGATGCTGCGACTACACGTAACCAAGTTCCAATCAATGAACGTAAAGAAGGATTAGAAATTTCCTATAAGAATGAAGAAAGGAACTGGGTAGCAGAGAAATATGTTGGTACCAGCTTCAGCGATGATAAATGGGGAGTTGATTATAATTGGAATCAAGATGGAGCAATATCAGGATTTTTGAATATTGCGTATCAGTCTATTATAATTGGTTATAAGCCATATACAACTAATGTCGTCATATCTCACAGACAATTTGTTTCTAATGAAACAGATAATAATGGATATAAAAAAATAAATTTGGCACATCCTATTGAAACAGGATATTTTAAGATTGGATTTTTCGGAAATCTTAATTCGCATTTATTGAATGCAAACTTGTATGGCGTCACCGAAGATGGAGAAGCTATACTATTATATGGACAAATTCAGTCTCAAAACTTATTAGATGCTGTCAACCAGTTTATCTCTGTAAGAGCGATAAAAAGATTCACATCATTATCATTGACAACCAATGGTGTAATTGATGATGTGAGTGCAAGAATTGTTACTGTTCAGTCTGAAGAGCCAATTACAGAAACGATTAAAAAGAATTACAGCTCTTTAAAGCAACAGTTACTCGTAAAAGAAAAGACATATACATCTAATAATTTAATATTTACTGCGGGTACTTACGTTGATAAGGATGGTGGTATAAAACAAAATAAATCGTTAGGTATTTCTGAAGAAGTTACTTTAAATAAAGGAGATTTTGTTAGCATACATTTTACAATGTATAGTTTAGATGCAAATGGTATTTCACTTCTATCAAAAAAGGATGATGATGGTAGTTATACTCCAATTATAATATGCACTCAGAATGGCCCAGAGCAAACTATAACAGGCATAGTTCAAGAAAGTGGTATCTATGTATTCTGTAAGCATTATTATCAATCACTATATGCTGTTACTGTTACCAATTCAGATAGATTTAAAGAGTTTGTATCTAGCTATGTTAGTGTGAATGGATTAAAAAATATAAAAATATGGCACATATTAGGGGATAGTTTTTCGCAATATCCCAATAATGGTACATATGTGTCGCAGGAAAACTGTTGGTACAGATTAATAGCAGCTAGAAACAATATGCCATTTAATGACGCAGAGCAGGTTCATGCGCAAGGTGGCAGAACACTGGCATATCACGAAACTTCCGATAAAAATACGATAGTAGAACGTCTTGACGAAATACCTGAAGATACAGAATTAATAACTATAATGGCTGGAGCGAATGATTGTTATGTTTATAACATAGATATAGGAGAATTTGATCCTTCTTCTATTCCATCAACTCCTCAGGAGTGTATAACTTTCTATAAAGGACTTGCTTACACATTTTATAAGTTGTTGAACAAATGCCCTAAAGCAAACATAATATATATCATTGAGCCACGAAATAAAAACTCTAATCCGTTTGTTTTTGATGATTATATAAAAGCGATTAAGACAGCTTGTTCACACTATTCTATTCCTTATATAAATCTTGCAGAAGAATGTGTTCAGCTACAGCCTTATATAGATTCAAAGCAAAAGATATATTACGTTTGGGCTTTAGATGGAACTACATTGGATGGAACACATCCAGGTACGGAGGGTCATAGACTAATGTCTTATTTTATCGAAAGTAAAATTTCACCCTATTTGAATCATATATAAAAAGGGGTAAGCCTTGCACCTACCCCCTAATCTTTCACTTTAAGTACTTGTATATGGTCCGAAGACCAATCAACAAAGTACACCAATCTAATCCTGTCAGTGCTATTCCAGCTACTATTGACTAACCAATGAGATAAAAAGTCACCAACACAAAGAGGAACTCGAATGTGTCCAGTAAAAAATTACCTACTTTCTGTAATTCTGGCTGGGCTATCCAGCGCCCAGCCTAATTTAAAACCTTCATAATATTAATTTTTTAATTATTAATTTATGCTTAATCTTATGCCAGGAGGGCTCTTATAAGGAAAGTGGTACAAATATAGATGATAATTATAAAAATTACAAAGTAGTTATCAATAAAAGTTATCCATCTCCTAATATGAGCTTTATTATAAGTCATATCTTTTTAAAAATAATAATCCTTCATAAGATGAGCCGTTTACTGTCATATTTCCTCCTAATAACGTATTAACCTCTACATCATCTCCAGCAGTTGGAGGTGCTGTATGTCCACCTGTCTCATAATGTCTCGCTTCGCAATAACAACCAGCATTTCTCATCATAGTTGTTATATAGTCTGTCCATCTTGGACTTGCAACTATATCATCATCACACAAGAAAAATTTTATAGGGATTTTTCTCACAATACCTAAATTTTCATACAACTCTTTTTCGGATTCATCTGAAAGTCTACTTGATGCAACCCAAATACTAAAGGTTTCTTTTGCTTTTCCTCCTGTCATTCCATTTATCAGCGGGTCATATCCACACCATTTATCAAAATTATCAAGAACGTACTGTTGCTCTTGTTCTGATGGAGGATTTTGACTTGTGAAAGTTGGTTTTTGTCCAATAAATCCAAACTTATCACACATTCTCTCTCTTACTTCTGCTGATTTTAAAGTAAACTGGGATTTCATCAAAGGGAAAGACGGGGAATAAACTATTTGAGCCAAAACGGGAATATCATTAAAGCAAGAAATTTGAGTTGTCATTAAAGTTCCCATAGAGTAGCCCATTGTAAAAACTCCATTTGTTGCGATATTATATTTCCCAATAACATACTTGTATGCTGCTAAAACACTCCTATAACATTGTGGCGTTCCATTATGGCCATTGGCCAATCCGTCTAAATCCCCTGGTGTCCCGTTTAGTCCTAAAAGCGCATAACCTTCGTTTAAGAATAAGTCCAAATTTAAATCTCCAACCCACGGTTTAGCTGTAGATGATATACATTTCCAACCTGTTCCATGACCACATATTATAAGTCTTGTTGGCTTTCCACTACGATTGTAATTTTCTGGCAAAACTAATACACATCTATCTTTTTGTAAATTAACAGAATCAGCAACAGATTCATTGCTATTATTAGTAGTTGCTATATTTACATCTACATCTACAAAAAAGTTTTCGTATCCACCTGAAGGTCTATCAGCATATCTATACTGCGTATCTCCTTGTATACCCTCTGCTAATTCAGCTAATAATTCTGTTATTCCCTTTTGTGAAATGGTTGAAGAAGTTGATTGTCCCTTACCTTGTTCTATTGTAGAAGAAGTCAATCCTAAAATAGCATTCTCTATCTTAGTTTGTAAATCATTTTTTTGTTTTGATAAGCTATTTGTCACTGCTTTTTGTGACATAACTTTATCTTCCGAATCGCCTTCTCCTTGTACAATTGCATTTGATATATCTATATCTTTAACAAGTGATTTTATATAATCTGTTAAATCCTGTTCATATGATATAATATAATATGGAATCTGTTCATCTCCGCTAATACCATCTTCTAAAACCATAAAAAGCTGTGGGTCTAAACTTTGCAAAAAAGTTGGATAAGCAAAGTATCCGACAGGATTAACAGCTTCTTGAGGAACGGTTACTGAATTTGTATTTACTCTTAATAGAAGACTACCATCGCCATTGTTATCAAATACTCTTATATTAGAAACAGCCCAATCACTTAAAGTACCTGCTTTAGAATATCTTTTATAAGTTTTACCAGCTTCTAAAGGTATTAATACTGTGTTGTAAGAAGAACTAGATGTCCATACACCTGTATCAGATATGATTTTACCTACATAAGTATCATCATTTGGATTGAATAAGTTATCCGTCCTCGTTAAAATTTTCTTTACCGTTACTAAATCTAATTCTTTAATAGAATTGTTAGTATTTTCTATTTCTTCTGATACATTATTAATCGAATTTTGTAAATCTTTTATTGCAGTGTATGACACAGGTGGAATATACGATTCTGGAGCAGCTTCTTCTGTAAACATGTATTTATCCTTTGTTGCTCGTTGAAGTGCTGCAAGATATATATAAGGATTTTTTGCATCTGATGGAACAGTTATTGTATCTCCATTAAATACTTGCAAAAAACCGGTATCATCAAATAATCTACAATTAGACGAAGCCCAACTATTTCTTTGTGTATCAATATATCTGTAATAAGTCTTCCCTGCTTCTAATTTAACTCTGCATATCTCATAAAGTGTACTAGCTGTAAATTTTTCATTTTCATCTACTGTGTATGGAGATAACGCATCCTTTATAAATAAATTGCTACTAAATACAGAGCCCAAGCCTATCGTATTTCTAAATAACTCATATTTGTTTGTAAGATTAGATTCTATAGCTTCTTTTTCTAATTTACAAAATTCATTTGCACCGACCTGCTCAAAGCTACTAACCGCCCAGGAACCGCCGCTGAACTCCCATTTCTCCGTATCTCCGGACTCATTCAGGAAACTAACAGTCACTCCACCCGTCCTAAGTTCTGCCGGAACTTGCGCAATTCCATAAAATCAAGGTATTATGTTGTTATTTAAGATGCGGTAGAATATAAGTAGAAATAAGGCTACTAGCTAGTTATTTCTACCCATATTCTACTTCACTATGTCTTTTTACCCTACTCCATGACTTCATACTTTTGAGTAACAAACAATCAAAAGTATGACAAATTTATCCAATCTGTTTGAGTGGCTGAAGATTAGTAACCGCCCAAAACACCTCAAAGCAGGTATCATTATTTTTATCATCTGGATTGGCTCAGTCCTTCTTCTTACCACCATGACTATCCTACAAGCTGCATTGACCGGTGCAATATGCGTATTTGTAGCAATGTGTGCTGTAGAATATATTCAAAAAAGCATTGGTGGGAAATGGGACTGGCTGGACATTTTGGCCGGAATACTCCTTCCTATAATTGTAGTTTTGATTATTTACCTATATGGAGTTTTTAAATGATATCGTCAATACAATCAGTAGTATCCTTTCTTCAATCTTCCTCCCGCTAATAGGAGTATTCATGTTTCACGACGCACGGCGTAGAAAAGAGGAAGCAACAGCTCGAAAGGAAGAAGCAATTGCTCGTAAAGCCGAAACGGACAACATTACCAGTTATGCTGCAGAATGGAAAGAACTTTATGAAAAAAAAGAAGCTAAAGTACAAGAGCAGGACAAAAAGATAGACCAGCTTTATGCGGAAAAGAATGAAGACCGCCTACGAATTCGCGAGCTCATGGAGAAAAATACAACATTGGAATTAGAGAATCAAAAGCTGATTGTAAAACGGTGTGACGTAAGAGGATGCGGTAAAAGACAACCGCCCAATGATTATTAACTATAAAAGCAAGTTTTTTATGACAACACAACCACGAGGCCTGCGTAACAACAACCCAGGCAACATCCGCAACTCAGATGCGACAGACTGGCAGGGAGAGGTTCCTGCATCTAAGAAACAAGACAACACTTTCGAAGAATTCGAAGACATGGCCCATGGTTACCGGGCATTAATCAAGCTGCTGCAGAACTACCGCCGGAAATACGGATGCCAGACGATTGCAGACTTCATCAGCCGATGGGCACCCAGAACCGAGAACAACACATCAGGCTATATTTCACGCGTATGCCAGGAGATGCAGGTACCGACGACCTACGTTCCGAACGTGGAGGACAAAACGACTATGTGTGCCTTTGCGGCTGCCATTTCTCAGGTAGAGAATGGAGTTCCGGCTGTAATGGCAGATGTAGAAAAAGGATGGGCATTGTTATGAGAGCTTTAATCATACTTTTTTTCTTCTTTGTGTGTGGTTCGGTGTTTCTCGGATGTAAATCCGGGAAGCACCTTACTTCAGACAGTCACACACAGATCATCGTGCACGACAAACTGGTACCGGTATTCCGTCCGGCTGATTCCGCTGCCATCCGGGCCTTGCTGGAATGCGACTCGAACGGTCGCGTCGTCCTTTCCTGGTTGGACATGGCACAGTCCGAAAACGCACGTCTACGGTTCAAACTGGATTCCATGGGTAACCTGATGGCAGACTTCAAGGTACCTTCAGATACGATATTCATTTCAGGGAAAGACAGTACAATCATTCAAAAATCAGTGCAGACAATAGAAGTGGAAAGAAGGCTTACCCCATGGCAAAAGTTCTGCATGGTATTCACCATCGTAGTGCTTATCCTCTTTGTGCTGTTTGCAGTGTACAAAATTCGTGTAATCTTAAACAAGAAATAATATGGCTATAGACCAGGTAGCAACCGTCGAGGTCCGTGTAAACGGTGAAGAAGCGAAGCAGGAGCTCAAGAATCTGGAAACGATTGCGTCCGGATTAAAAAAGGAGCTGGCAGATGCTTACCAAGCCGGTGATACATCTAAAATCAAGCAGGTCACTTCCGAGCTCCGGAAAACGGAAGCTCAGATTAAGACGCTGAAGAAAGATACTACAGCGCTTACTGAGGTAATGAATAACCTCGACAAAGCCACGCCTAAAGAACTTCGTGCCACCCTGACAGCTATCAACCGACAGCTGAACAGCGGCCATATTAAGCGAGGTTCTGCAGAGTGGAAATACTACCAGCAGCAAGCCAAACTGGTGACAGAAGAACTTCAGAAGATAAAGGCTGAAGTACAGGAGACAGAAGGATGGTTGTCCCGTTTCAACAACGGTTTTGCTAAATGGGGCGGCTTGTTGGCGACGGGTGCAGCTACCATCACGGGCGTGTCTATGGCCCTGAATACCCTTCGCAACAACCGCGACTCCAAGGAATCCTCCCAGGCAGAGTTGAAGGCCTTGACCGGACTGGATGATGAATCTATCCAGTGGCTTACGAAACAGGCCGAGCAACTGTCCACTACCATGGACGAGTCCGGCCTGCGCATCCGTCAGTCATCCGACGAAATTCTTCAGGCATACATGCTCATCGGTTCGAAGAAACCGGAGCTTCTGAAAGACAAGGAAGCCCTGAACGCCGTCACCATCGAAGCCATGCGACTGGCCTCTGCCGCCAAAATCGACCTGAAGGATGCCGTGACAGCCACCACCGTATCTCTTAACATGTACGGAGAATCAGCTGACCAGGCAGCCCGCTATGTGAATGTGCTGGCTGCCGGTTCCAAAGAAGGTGCAGCCGATGTTTCCGCCCAGGCCGCATCCATCAAGAATGCGGGTGTAGCCGCCTCCGGTGCAGGGGTAAGCATCGAGCAGCTGCAGGGTACCATCCAGATGCTGGCAGAGAAAGGACTGGAGGCAGAACCGGCCGGTACCGCACTCCGTAAGTTCTTCCTGGTACTGCAGACCGGACCGGATGAAACCAACCCGAAAGTAGTAGGCTTGCAGACCGCACTCGAGAACCTGAACAAAAAGTCACTGACAGCGGCACAAATCCAAACCATGTTTGGCGAAGAAGCCTATTCTGCCGCCACTATCCTGATAGACAATGCGGATAAAGTACGCCAATACACCGAAGCTGTCACAGATACGAACATCGCCATGGAACAGGCAGCCATCAACTCCGATACCAACGAAGCTAAAATGGCACAATACCGCAACAGCATCAAGGAGGCCGGCATCGAACTGATGGAGCGACTTAACCCGTCGTTGTCACTGCTTACCGGCTGGACGACAAAAATCATCGTGGCCTTCCCTACCCTGATTGACTGGTTTATCAAATACAAGGCGGTACTGATAGCATCCGGTTCCGCACTGGCCGCATATAATATTACGGTCAATGCAGCCACCATCTACACCAAAGCGTATAACCTGATAGTCAAGGTCGCAACCGTATCGACAAATGGATTTAATAAAGTACTGAAGCTGAATCCGGCCGGACTGGTTCTTGCCGGACTAACCGCCCTTGTGACATACATATCCACCAAACTCATCCCCAATACAGACGCAGCTACAGAAGCACAGCGAAAGTACAACGAAGAATTACAGCGTACTCAGGATGAACTGGAGAAGTATAAAAGCATTGAGGATAGATACAAAAATATCGATGCCCTGAATGGCCGTCAGCGTCAGCAACTAAAATCGGATGCAGAGTCCGAACTGGCCATCATCGAAGATAAGTTATCAAAAGAAGTGATAGCTTACCGCAAGTATTATGATGAACAAAAGAAGATTATCGAAGCCCGTACCGATGTAGACGAATCACAGCGTAAAGCCTTGCTTCACTCTCTGGATAACCAGGCAGAAGAAAAAGCTGAGTCCTTGCTGGAACTGGACAGACGGCAAAAGGAGCTGAAGAAAATAATCAACTCCATACCAGAGGATAAAAATACGAATATCACTACAACCATTACAACCAACGAAAAGACAGTCAAAACAAACAAAGAAAATCCCCAGATAACAGCAGAAAACAAGCGTTATTACGATGAACTGGCCGATTTAAAACGTACCTATCTGGCCAGCGACGAGATGACACAGCAGGAATACACCCGTTTCATGGAAGACCTGGAGATGCGTCACCTCGAGAACATGATGGCCATCGCCGGACTGGAACCGGAGAAACGCCAGCAGATTGAACAGAAAATTCTCGAAGCACGAATTAAGTACAAAGAAGAATGCAACAAGCTGGATGAAGAAGATGCCAACAAAGCATCTGAAGAAGCCTTTACCCGCCTAGAGAAACAGTACCAGCTGGAGATTGAAAGTGTGACACAGAAGCATTATGCCGGACTTTCATCAGAACAGGAATACCGTCAGCAGCTACTCGATATTCAGAATGAATATTACGACCAGGTACTTTCTTCTTCTGAAATTTCCGAAGAAAAGAAAGCTGAGATTATTGACAAAAAACAACAGGCAAGCCTTGAAAAATCCCGTAAGAATTACGAAGAAAATCAGCGAAAGATAAGAGAGCAGCTTTCATTCGCACAGAATATAGGTCAGCAGTTTGGCGAAGCATTCGCAGAAATGCTGACAGACTCCGAAACGTCCCTGGGTGACTTCATGAAAGCAACCTTGGAAATAATCCTGGACAGCCTTCAAAAAATGATGATTGCATACATAGCTGAGACGCAAATGAAAAATATTGCAACCCTAGGTTTCATCGGACTAGCTAAAGCTGCAGCTGAAATTGCATTAATCACTGCAGCCTTCCAAACGGCAAAGGCTGTAATAAATGGCTTTGAAGAAGGTGGCTACACCGGCTCCGGAAGACATGACGAACCCAAAGGAATAGTCCATGCCGGAGAATTTGTGGCCAACCGTTACGCCGTCCAGAATCCAGCCATCCGTCCGGTTCTTGACCTGATAGACCAGGCACAGCGAAACAATACCATCGGTAACCTGACTGCAAAAGACGTATCAGCCGTATTATCACCTACCAATAGGATGACAACAAACAACTACTATCAGACAGCCGAATCATCCAGCCAGGAATCAACGGCAGTCATGCTGCAAAATATGAAATGCATGGAGAAACTTCTCAAAAGATTAAACGAGCCGATATTTACCTATACTAAAGCGACTGGCAAAATGGGCGTGAATGAAGCGCAACAGTTAGTAGAAAAAATGAAGAAAAACGTTACACGAACAATAAGGTCATGACACAGCTGTTTATCGATTCTAAAGAAGTGAAGTTACCGAGTGAATTTGAACTCGAACTTGTCACAGAAAATCCATACTTTACCAGAGTTGGCTCGTATACCTATGATATTGAAATAGACTTGCGAGACCCTGCCAATCGTGAGATATACAAAAATATCAACCGATTAGATGTAACCACCCGCATAAAAAGCCGCACGGCTATGCTAATTGTGAACGGACTATGTGCGATTAATGGCATTGAGGTAATACTTTCAATAGAATCCTATACAGCAAAAATTCAGATTATAGCCGGTAACTCGCAGCTGAATTATGAAGGTGGTGATAGCAGTATAAGACAACTCCCTTTTGATGGAATGTCAATATTACCCAGTGAGGCTATTAATACCCTCTTCGGGACTTATCCTGCCAACAAGGCCGTGTATACGCCAATCATCAGCTATATAGACAAGGATGGGAACTCCAATATATTGAATATGGTAGAAGTTGGTGCAGATATTACGTTTACACGAGCAAACAATATTGCTCCACAATATTATCTGCTATATTACATTGATAATTTATTACAAAAATTGGGGTTTACAAAAGGGAAAAACGAATTGGAGCAAAACGACACCTGGTGCCGTATATTCGTAGCTAACCCTTATAAAAATAGCAACCCGGGAGACTTGCTTCCAGACTGGACAATCAACGAATTTCTCGAACAGATAGAAGTATTCTTCAAATGCATTGTATCCATTGATTCGATAAATGGAGTGTACAATATAGTGAACATAGACCGGTACTTTGACAACGCAGGTATCATCTTTATCAATGAGGTGATAGAGGATGAACTGGAGAAAGTATATGACACCGATACGAGTTATTCGTATGCGTATGACAACGTAGCTTACAATCTTCCGAGTGAAGACTATTACAACTACCTCAAACTAAAAGATGGCATACGAGAAGTCTGTACGATAGAACAAAAAGATTCGTACAGAGACTTCAAAACTAACTACGACCAGTATTTTTCAGGCCCCTATCTGCTGACATCAACAGACTACAACCTGGAATACGTGGTCTCAGAATATACTATCAACGATGAAAGTGTAAAAGGATTAAAAATCGTAGACAGGTTGAGAGATGCAGGAGATACGACAAGTCAAAATAAAACTTCTTTTGATATTATACCGGCACAAGTAGATGCAATCGAAATATACAGTAAAACAACCAGCCATTACTTGATAGGGCCTGCTATAAAAAAAGTCCGTTCTGAAACGGAAAGCCAGGCAATCAATGACCTGATCAATGGCAACGCAGATGTAAAAGGTGACATCCCTGATAAATTATATGTCGGCATATATTACGGAGTCTGTGTAGCACTTAACAAGGGAACAGGAGAGCACGAAGAAGCGTACTGGGACAAAATGCCCATGTCATGCCATGATAATTATTTCATAAATAAACCTACGACCATGACCGGTTCACAATCCATACTGGAGCTACCATCATACTCTTTAATATTAGATGGTGATAATGGTTTGTTCAACCAGGTGTACAAGAGTAAAAAATCCATTGATACAACCTTGGAATATCATTTCAAATTCATTGCAGACAGGATTTATGAACTGAATAATATTTTTCTAATTTGCAACAAAAAATATTATTGCAAAGAGATACATTATAAAATATCATCAAAAGGCATTGATAAAATAGCTGAGGGGATATTTTATTTAGCGGACCAATAAACAAAAGTAGCTCAAATCAGATTACTCTTTCACTTAAAAGTTCCCTTCAAAATGTTTAGTCTCCTCATGCACCGTCATATCTGCCCCTTTCAGGTACTTATTGGTTGTAGAAATATCCGCATGACGTGCCTGATCACGGGCAATGACGATTCCTTCAGCGTTGGCCAAATCACGGATACCGGTGTCCTTCAGTGAATAGAACTGGTAGCTGTCCGGAAACTTCAGTTTTGCTCTGACCTTATTGAAGTAGTTCCTGTACACACGGGTGGTCACCTTCTCACGTGAGGGCTTGAAGCCCTTACCAAACAGATAATAATCATTGGGAGAATTAAAGACGCCTAGATCAAGCATCGACTTAATCAGAGCATCATTCAGTCCGACCATGCCATCCTTCCGGTTCTTGCTGATACTGGAGCCGATAAATACTTTCTGTTCCTTCAGGTTGATGTCAGCCAATCGGATATTGGAGATTTCATCCGGACGGATAAAGGTGTAATAAGCAAACTGACACAAGAACAGGAAATGTGGATTCTCTTTCTGGAGATACTTCTTGAACTTCTGAATATCCGGAACCGTCAGGGCAGAACGTTTCTTCTCTTCTTCTGCCAGCTGTCGAATCTTCTCAACCGGATTATGAGTAAGGTATTGCTTTTCCATCATCCAGTTACAGAGTGAAGACAACCAGGTACGGTAGTTATTCCGGGTTCTGGCCGATGAATCCCGGTCAAGCAGCACGTAGTCCAAGAAGTCAGAGATGAAAGACTGGTCAATCTGATACGCATACACGATGGCCGGAATATGTTTGGCTGTATACTCCTCAAATACCCGCAGGCGCTTCTCATAATCCTTCAGGGTATTCTCCTTAATGGTACCAGCTGCATACAGTTTACCCAGATATATATGATACCTTTGGATAATATCTATATACGGGGTGTATTGCCTGGAGTTCTCCACATTAGCCCAGGGATTCCATCCGGAACGGAGCTTTACATTAAGATTGGTGATGATTTCATTTGCCCGACGACGACGGTCGGTCAGCTTGGGTATTCCATCCAGCATATACTTTTTCCGCTTCATTTTCTGTTCCAGCGGATCGTATGCCGTGAAGTCAATATACCATGTTTTACCAGTATGTAACTTGGGTTCTGTGTACGAAATTACACTCTGAATCGATGCGTTTTTTCTAAGTGATGAACACAT